GCCTGTTTTAGTGCTTCAATTGCGTTTCCCTGTATCTCGGTTGTGTCAACCGTGATTTCGTAACGGTCGGGTTTTTCCTCGACCTCCGGTTGGCTTTTGGCAATATCGCCAATCATAACCAACAATTCCGCATCAAACGGGTTTAACTTACTTTCTGTCATGCTCTAATTTTTTATTCGTTCTTACTGTTTTCGGATATGCCAACCGCCAAAATATCGTTTTTCGGTCGGTTCTGTTGTACTTATCGCATTGCCTACCTATTCCGGGGCAATCTTCCCTTTGGATTTTGCAGCGAACGCAACGTTGCGTAAATATTGCGGGGTTGTTGTTGGCTAATCGTGCATCCGCTGCCGTCCATATCTCGGCAATCAATACCATACCCCGGTAAACGCAACGTTCGCCGGGGTTGTACTCTCTGTTTGGGTCGAACGGTTCGGGTTGCTTAACTCTCATTCTTTGCCCGCTTCGTTTACATAGCCAAACAATGCGTCCAAATCGTCCTTTGCGCCTTTTACGCAAATTCGCACCCTATCGCCCCCGGCTAATGCGGTTTCGACAATCTCACAATTATACCGGGGGGCGTTTATCTGTATCATTGCCGCCGTGGTATTCGTTACAAACTCGTTTCTTTCTTCCATGCTCTCGGATTTTTGAAGTAAATTAAATGCCTCCGTTGGTTCGTTCTCGCTTTGACACGCCCCCAACAAAAGCGTTGCCAAAGATAACAATAAAATCTTTGCTTTCATCGTTTTACCTTTCTTTTAATCCATATAAACCGTATGCCAATGCCGACAAACAATATTTTCGCCTCAATATCAACGTAACCGTTTATTGCATCAATGGATACCCCAAATTGCCAACTATGATATTGCCAATACTCACGGGCGTAAACATAGACGCCGACCCGCCCAACGTGTATGCCTGTTTGGACGGCGTGTTTGTCCTTACTCATTGCGTGCCTCCTTTCTTGCTAATTCATAACCCTTTTTATCCATTACCATTGCCACGGGGTACGGCAATATACAATCTTTGGTATATACGAGATTATAGATACCCAATTGCCCCTTAATCGGAAATTCAATAACCCGGCGGGGGTTGCGCATCAACCACCCGTACCCCTTTGTTATTTTCGCCCTCTTTTCCTTTGGAATCCGGGTGTTTTCCCAATCCTCCGGCGTAAACTCTTTTATCGGCTTTACGTCGTACAACTCAACCAATCCCAAAGTAACGCCGCTTTCCATTCCCGGATAAACCGGGGACGCTGCGGAACATATTAGCACGTCGCCACGGTAGGACGTGTTTTTGCTCCGAACTTCAATTGTCTTTTTCCCGTAAACAATACCGTTTTCGTCCTTGTACGCCTCCGTTACCAAATCATTTGCGTATGGCTGTTTTACGGTCAACGCACGCCAACGGTCGTGCTTTTCCGGGTTGTAATCCTTATTGCTGTACTGCATATTTACTTTTTATTTTCGGGTTGGTTTCGTCGTCGGGTTCCGGGTAATGGATAAATCCAATTTGCCGGACGTTTTGGATTGGCTCGTAAATGATAACGACAACATCGCCGTCCGTCCTTACTCCGACCAATCGGCAATCGGCGGGAACCTCAACCCGTATTTCACTTTTCATTGTTAAACAAATCCCAATTAACAGGGACACAATACCCCGGCAATTCTCCCCGGTCAATCCCCAACGGATTAACAATACTATCTTTCCAATAGATACGGGGTTGTTCCGGGCGTCCCTCCCAATGTCCCGTAATTGTGTCGTAAATCAATCGTATTTCCCGTTTCGGATATTTGCCGCCGCTCTGCAACCCGATTTTATACAGGTCAACGAACGGATACGACAATTTGATTATCTCAATTGCCCGGTCGTACATTCCCGGCGGGATTGGCTCCACGCTTGCAAAGGTGCGGAACCCGTGGCGTTTTGCCCGTGCCAACACATTAACCCGCATCATATTTGGGTCGGCGTTCGGCTCCAATTCGTCGCAACCTGTCAACGTTGCGCCCAAAGCGATACGGGACACGTCCCAACCCTCGGACGCCTCGGCAAAATCAATGAAGCGGTTCAACCCCTCGGCGCATTTGCTCAATATCTTAACCGGGACGCCGTGGCGTTGGCATACGCCGACCGCTTGACGGGTCAACCGTTCCGTTTCCGGCAACAACGGGTCGGTCGTGAACGAAAAGAATAACCCCGTTTTCTGCAATTTCTCCTTATGCGCCAACAATTCGTTTTTGAAAATACCCAAAGCGTATGGATATTCCCGCAACGTCTTTTTCAACTCCGGGCGACTGCCTCCCAATACCTTTGCGCCACGACCTTTGCGCAAATAACAGTAAGTACAACCGTTGGAACAACCGACAAAGAAATTGGCGGCGTTCTCGGCGTATTCCCCGGCTTTACCTTTTGGGCTGTAAATAACCCGTCCGTTTATCGCTCCCATATCGTCAACGGCTTAAAATGGTAAATCGTCGTTTCCGTCGGGGGCGGGTGCATCCGGCACGGGCGGCGGCGGTACTTGCGCCCCGGCTCCGGTCGCTTTCGGGGTCAACATTTCCATATCGGTTGCGACTATCTCGGTAACATACCGTTTGACGCCTTGCGCATCGTCATAACTCCGGGTTCTCAATTCGCCCTCAATATACAGTTTGTCGCCCTTTTTGACGTACTGATTGGCGACCTTTGCCAACCCGTTTTGCAATACTACGTTATGCCATTCGGTACGCTCCGGGATTTGCCGCCCGTCCTTTGTGGTATAACCTCGTTTCGTGGTTGCCAACGAAAAGGTCGCCACGCAACCCCCGTTGTCGAACTCCCTAAAATCCGGGGCTTTCCCGGTATGTCCCATCAAAATAACCTTGTTTACACTCATACAAAAAACGCTTTAATTATCCAAACAATGATACTATACAACGCCCACATATAAGACGCAACCGTTAACGTCACGAACGTGTATAACGCAATTTTATATCCGGTTTTTGATTTTATTTTCATGTCACTTGAATTTTACGCAATCCAACAAATATTGTTTCTTATTGTCCGACCATCCGGCGGCATGGTTTATCGCTTTTCGGTCGTCGTCGTGTACGAACTCACAAACCCAACCGCCGACGCTTGATTTTTGAACTAATCGAATCAATTTACCAACAATGAAAGAACGCAATTTATAATAACTTGAATTTTCGCCAACAAACAAAACCCGTCTTTCTGCATTTATTTCGGGCGGATTTTCGATTTGCGGGCGTTTCTCCCTTTCCGAATATGTTTGTACCCGTCTGAAATCATTTTTGATTGAACGGCGGGAAATTGCCCCGTAATCGGGTTGCCTCTTTTTGATTTTCATTTTTTATATCTCCATTTATAACCCTTATGCAAATTTCCTTTCCCTTTACATACCTTACAAATTGCCGTTGCCGAAAAATTGCCTTTTCGGGCGGCTTCTTGTATGCTAACAAATACATTTACAACAATACCGTTTTTTATTTGCTCAACCGCTTTTTCGTGGTGCGGTTTCGCTTTTTTTCCAATCCATTTAGATTTTGTTATTGGGTTATTCTGATTTTCTTTAACCGTAACCCAACGCAAATTATCTGCATGGTTATTGGCTCGGTCGCCGTCGATATGGTCGATACATGGTTTGTTGTCCGGGTTCGGAATGAAAGCCGCCGCAACTAATCTATGCGGAACATTTTCCCGGTTCCATTTTTCCATAAACTAATTATTTTATATCCTTTCAAATATCCGCCTTTCATTAGAAACGCATCCTTTTTTAAGGAACGAACATTGCCATAATTAGAAATTTGATAATGTCCTTTGTAACCCTCAATATCTTTCCAAATTTGCATACTCATTTTTCATTAATTCAATCATTCTCATATTGCCGGAATATATACGCATTTTCGTTTTATCCCCATTCTCCCAACATGAATGATGTTCAAAACATAGTATATTTATATTTCTTGCATCATGCGCCATTTCGGGAAACGCTCCACGGGTCAATATATGCGAACAATAAACGGCGGAATAATTCCGTAACGGCTTTAAACATTCCTCGCATCTGTGCGGCTTATGCTCCCAAACCCACCGGAAAAACCGTTCGTTTGCCTGTGGGATATTCCCACGACCAAAAACGCAATGTCCGAACAATTCCCGTTGTATTTCGACCCGCAAACGAATATCCATTGTAAACCGCTTGTAATCCAATAGGGGGCAAAACCCCCTATCGGTTACAAATTGGTATTCCTCCCGGTCTGTTAGCAATATCGGCTCCATACGTTACATATCCGCCGTTTCGTCCTCTGTGTCGTCCTCGTTAGCCGGGTCGCCTACCTCCGGGAACAATCCGTCCTCCTTTTCCGGTTCTGCGACCATACCCGGTGCGGGTTCGCCGTCAGCCCCGAACAACTCCAATTGCGCCTTTTTGCCTTTGAACAAAAATGCGTAAACCTCGTTTTCAATGTCGCAAATAATTTCTTCCAATTCTTCCTCAAAACCGAACGTTTCGGTATTGAATTTCATACGGGGCGAATTTATCGCCGTCTTTTGGTTATTGGATACCGTAAACAACCCCGTAAGGACGCAACCGACGTTATCATCTTGACCGGAAAGGGCTACGCCCCGAACCTCAATGTTTTTCAACATTTCGTCCGCAAAGTTACGGGCGGCGTCTTTCTGCTTTTGGTTGGCTTTCATATCCGGCGTATCCATAAGGGACAAAAACGACGTGATATTGAAAATACGCCCCATAATTGGGCGCAACCTGTCAAAGCAATTGCGCAAATCCGGGTGTATGTCCTTTGCGCTTTCGACGTGGTATTTGTTCGTGTAACTCTCATTACCGACGGTTTCGGTAACTTCATAATGCACGTCCAATCCGCCGTCCTTTAACGTCTTGACTTTCGACAATGCAAACGCCTTTTCGGTCGGTATCGACATTACGTTTGCGGCTTCTTTTTTCTCGCTCATTTTTTGATAATTTATTTGTTGCCGGGAACCCGCCCGGCTCGGTTTTACAAATCTTCCTCAACGTATCGTTTTAACTCGGCTTGGAACAATTCCCGTTCCTCGGCTTCCGTTGCAATCAATTCGTCGTACAAATCTTGGTCGAATATCTCGTTAATCGCATCGTCCAACAAAGCAATCAATTTTTCCGGCTTAACGGCGTCTAATTCGACTTGCCCCAATCCGTCCCAATTTGCCGTCCGGCTGTCTGTTTCCTTTGCCGGGGCGGGCGGCAATCCCCATTCGATAACCTGTTGTTCCATTAGGGCAATACGGCGTATTTCAACCCCGTAAACCCCGAATTTCTCCAAATTCTCGCCAATTGACCGGGGTATGCGTCGTAATATTCCCGTCCACAATAGCGCAAAACGTTTGCTTTTAACATTGAACTATCAAAGTAAATGTTGTGCGCACATACAAGCGGGGCGGCGTTGGCATCCGCTAAAAATTCGTCCACAACCTCGGCAAACGGCACGCCCTCGGCAATTGCCCGTTCGGTTGTTATACCATGAATTGCGGTTGTTTCCGGGGGTATCTCGTAATTATCGGGTTTGATAATATAACTTTTTTCCTTATCGCCCAACGACCACGCCAATTGGACGACGTGCGGGAATTGCTCAAAATCCGCATCCCATTTCAAACCCTTTGCGGGTACTCCTGTTGTTTCGCAATCAAAAAAACAAATGTCTTTTAATTCAAATTTCATACTCTCGTTACTTTTTTATTCGTTAAATAATCGTTTTTGCCCGTCGTCGTTGGGCGTTTGCTCAACATATTTTGCCCGTGTAATCCAAACGCACCCGCACCGCAAACACTTTATCCGGCTGTAATGCTTTGGCGTGTATTCGTGGCGAATAATCCGCCAACCCGCCAACGGGTAATTCTTACGTTTTCCGTTACACTTGCAAAACATATCATTTATATTTCCATTTAAAACCAAATGCTGTTTTCAAAACGCCATTACAACAATTACTTATAGAACTACGTCTAAAACCTAAACTTCTTTCAACTTCCATTGCTGTAACCCATTCTTTTATAAAGTTACCCGATAAATCAAATTGCAAAACTGCCTTGCCTCCTTTATTTAGTTTTTTACCAATATACGTATTGGGGGCTTTTAAATTATTGCTATTTTGTTTTGCTGTTACCCATCGTAAATTACTGACTTTATTATTAATTTTATTACCATCAATATGGTCTACTTCCGGCATATTATTTGGGTTAGGAATAAATAATAATGCTACAATTCTATGTATTACAACATTTTCTTTTTCCCCATTTTTACATAATGATACAAACAAATAACCACGCCTTAATGATTGTTTCAAAATACGTTCTTTTCGTATTCTTGTTTTATTACCGCATTTTTCTAATCTTTTAATAGACCTAATTTGCCCGTAATTACTAACCTCATACAACCCCTCATATCCGGGTATTTCTTTCCATATTTCATTTTCCATAATCAAATTTCATTTGGGTCTGCAATATACAAATAATATTCTTCACTTGCAAGTTGTTTTAAAAATTCGATATGTTCTATTAATTCAGCATTGCTTAACTCTGCAATTGTACGCAATCTGGTTTCATATTTCCCGGTGTTAATATCCGGGGTTTGCTCATACATAACCGGGGACAACTCACGCAATCGGCGTTCTGTTTGTTCCTCCGTAAGACGTTCGCCCGCCTCCCAAATTGCGTGCTTAAACGTCGGTACAACATAGTTGAAATAATACCCTTTCAAAGCCTCGGACGAACCGGGGGACGCTACAATAAACCGGGCAATAATGCGGGAACCTTTCCAACCCTTGAAAAACTCGTTTAATTCCCCCATGTACATTGCCAACCCGCCGTTATTGTTTATTGTCCCCGTTGCTGTTATTTCTCGCTTTTTCATCGGCTATTAATTTTTTCATTGTCTTATTAAACGCTGTCATTCCGATTGTATGGATAACGTCCCGTTCCGCCCGTGATAACTTCGTTTCCCGCTTATCCAATACTTTTGCAAATGCAACAACAAATTCGCCCGGCTCCAACAATCCGGCATTGTGCAACCCGTCGATTGGGTGCGCTTTCAAACGCTCGGTTGCTTTCAACTCTTTGCGGGCTTTTTCCCGGCTTTCCCATATTTCCCGAACCTCGGCGGCGGCGTTGTCGTAAAACAACCGCATTTTCAAAACGTCGGCAATTGACAAATCAGCCACGGCGGTTGGTTGCTCTTTTTCCGGCTCCGGTTCCGACGTAACGGGCGCAACCTTACCGTTGTTTACTCCATACCCAAATAACGCAAAATCGCCCTTTGTTGGGTCGTCCGGGAATATCTCGGCGAAACGGTCGGTTATCTCAATGGCTGTTTGCAAATCCGGCGTCCGGCGTTTTACAAGCCCCAACCGCAATGCCTGTTTATGTACGTGGGTATCTAATGGAATAATCAAATTACGGGGGTCGCAAATCGTCCACAATCCAAAGTCAACCGGGGAACCGTGGCGACACATCCAACGTAAAAACATACATAAGCGTTTGCAACCGCTTTTCGTTTCCATATCCGGCACGCCCTTAACATCGCCGAAAAGACGTTGCAATTGTTCCAACGGACGCCCGCCCGGTTGCGCTTGCAATGCCTTTTCCATGTTCTCAAACTTACTATATACGTCAAACAAGCGGGCGCAAAGGTCGTGGAAATCGGCGTATGTAAACGTTCTATAAAAATTCTCTTTACTGCCTTTGTATTGCTTCCATTCCGGGGCGGCTCCCTGCGTATCGGTTCCAACAATGTAATGATACGGCGCACCCTTGAAAATTTCCCGGTCGATAAAATCCGCCTTTTGGATTATCTGTTTGCGGGAACCCCACGCAATCCACGCCGTAACAAATGCGCTAATCTCAATATTTACCCGGCTATCGTAACGGTGCGGGATTTGCACCGGGTCGGATTGGATAAACTCGGCGGTTTCGTATTGTTCCGCCCAACGTTTCAAATTATCGTTCAATGTATATGCCATTGTTTTAGATTTTAAGGGGACGGAAAGCCCGCCCCCGGTTATTATTAGTTTTCTGTGTATTCCTCAACAACTAAATCGGTTTGTCCTCGCTTCACTTCCTCTATGAACCCTTGAAAACCGTTTTGTTTAGCAATGTCAATGATTGCTTGCAAACGCTTTTCGCCCAAACTTTCGCCCCTCGCAATGCGGAATACCTTAACCGTCGGATTGCTTGCAATAATCAGTTTGGCGGCGACCTCCATAATTTGACTATCTGAAACTTTCCCGGCGACGAACGGCACGCCGTTTAACTCTAAACCGTCGTCCGTGAACGAAAGCCCGGCAATCGGTAATTTGGACGTTGCAATAAGTGTTTCCCTTTCCTTTGCCAATGCGCCTAATTTGTCCTCAAACGTGCGGGCGGTTTTCTCGGCGGCTTCCTTTTGTTTCTTTTTTGCCATGTAATCCACAACCAACGCATTGATACGGTTGTGTTCCTCGGCTTTTTTGAGTTGTTCCGCCGTGTCTAATTGTTCCGGGTTATTGGCTTCGTATTCCTCTAACCATTTGTCGGCATTCGCTTTACGTTTCACAAACTCGGATTTGTCATTTACGATAACTTGCAACGTTTCCTTATAATCGTTTTCAATGGCTTTTTTGTTGGCTTTCGCATCTTCTTTGGCTTTTTCCAACCGGGCGTTTGCCTCGGCAATTATCCGGGCAACTTCTTTTTCCTCGGCGGCTAATTTGTCGTCGATTGCCTTAATATTACTTTTTCGGGTTTCTTCCGCCTCTTTAATTCGTCCGGGGATTGCCTCCAATTGTTCAATCCTTTGTTGCCGGGCTTGGCGTACCGTTTTCGCTTTCTCAATCAACCGGGCATTTTCGTTTTGCTCTTCCATCAACGCCGTAATATCCTTTTTCTCGGCATACGTTTTGACGTCGCCGGGTTTCAATTGCTTTTCAGCGTTTGCGCAAATGATTGTGTACGTCTTAACCTCGGCGTTGGCGTCCTTTCGTTTGTCCTTAACGGTCGTAACCTCGGCGTCAATCTCGGCAATACGTTTTTGCACATTCTCCGGCAACAATGCCCGGACGTATTGCACTTGCTTTCGGCGACCCTCGGCGGTTTCTGACCACCGGGAAAACTCCACGGCGTCGAAATCCGTATATCCGAAAACCTTTTGCAACATACTTACGTTATCCGACCGCATCCCGGTTGTTTTCTGTTTGATTGATAACGTACCACGGGGGTTGGCTTTGGTAAACCGCAATTCAACGTCGTATTCCTCGCCGTCGTTGCCGACAACCATTTTGGCAAACCCTTTGTCCTCGCCATTACGCAACACGGCGTCCCGGTTCCCGGTCAACAACGCCCCGATTGCCTTTAATAGCGTGGATTTTCCCAACTCATTGTCCCCGGTAATGAAATATACATTACCCTCAAAATCTGCGTTGAACTCCTTAATTACTTGGAAATTCAACAACTCTAACTTTTTGATAATCATTTTATCGCTCTTTTTATGCCGGGGGAGTTGCCCCCGGCAGTTACTACTTATTTGTTTGTTAATCTCATTCTTTGGTGTATCATGCTTTGCACCTTTTTAAGCGCATCCCGGTTGGCGTCAACCTCCGACCGGGTGCAATCGGCAATAAAGTTTTCCAAACGCTTATACAGGTCGTCCAACTCTTTTGCCGTCATTGCATGGCGAACGGCTCCCAATTCGTCCGTTACCATATCGTTACGTCTTTATGTGAAATATCCATTTTCCAACACGCTATAAAAACATTATTTATATTTTCATTGGCGTATAATATCGCACAGTCTTTGGTTCGTACCAACTGAAAATAAAACGACTGTTTGCCGTATGCGTCGATTGGGTAAACGTACTCAATGAAATAAGCCGTTTTTGTCTGTTTTGCTGTTTCTAATGTATCCATACTCTCGGTTTTTATTTTCCGGGAAAACGCCCGGTCGTTGTTATTTCATGCCACAAAATTACGGTAAATATTTTAATCACCAAAATTCTTTTCTTTTATTTTCGTGTTATGGTAAAAAATATTCCCGATACGGCGTAATGTCGTACCGGGAACAATCAAAACAATTTCATTTGTGTATCTGTCAGAACCGCAACCACGGCGTCAACCTCCTTTTCCCAACGCTCCAACGTCGCCAACTTTTCCGGGGTTGGGTTCCGTTGGCAACGTCGTTGGTTATGCCGCATCTGCTTTACCATTTCCGCCAACTCTTTTGCCGTTATTTTTTCGGGATTTTCGATTTGCGGGGCTTTGTCGTCGTCTGCCATACTCTTTACCATTTGAGTAAATTGAAGCCGTGTACGGGCTTAAAATAAACGGTTGTGCATCGTGGCGGGTAAATTTTCCAAAACCCAACGGGGGTTGTTGTGTAAAATGTACCGTCCAAAGTGCATTATCATAAGGGCGTCGGCATTCCACAACGTCGCCTTAACATCGGGGTAATAATCGGCGGCGGCTCGTTGGTATCGCTTTTTTCGCTCCGGCTTTTCCTCCCCCTTAACACGCAATTTTAATTCGTTTTGCCACTTTTGGGGGTGTACCAAAACAAACGGTACGTCGCACATGGCAATTATAGTTTTCAATTTCTCGAACTCGGATAACAGTTTTTGAACCCGGAACGCCTTACCGGGGTTGTCGGTTATATCATCCGGGCGCAATTGCACCTTTTCGACGAATACCAACGGGCGGCAAATACTTTTCATGTACTCAAACCATTGTTTCAACTCCATAAGGTCGCCCGGCATTTTAATAACCTCGGTTTTGTGGTTCGGACGCCAAACGGCAATTCCCCCGGTTTTTCCGGGGTCAATGCCAATAATACAATCAATCGTTATTTTGTTCATTTCCAAAAATCTAAATAGTTATCAATCTGCAATTCGTCCGCAATCATACGGTCGAACGTGCGTTTTATCTCTTTGTCCCTCGCAATCTCATACGCCGTAAAATCCAATTCCGGGGCGTCGGTTCCCTTTCGTTGGACGTGGAACGCTTCGTATTTGTTGACGAACCCACGGGCGACACGTTGCATATATCGGGCAAGTGCTTGTTTGCGGTCGTCCTCGGTTCCGGCAACCTCATTGGCAAAACCCAACTTTCGCAACCAATCATAAATCAACATTCCGTCAGCAATACCCAATTCCAAACGCCCGGTATATTTGTACCGCAAAAATACATCCCTATATCGGGCGACCGTTTCGTTATGGTAATACCTTTTTTGTTCCGGGGTCAACTCCCTTTTCGGTTCCGGCACAGCCTTATACGCTTTATGTATAACCCCGTTTTGTTTCCGGCGGTATGCGTTCAATATCTTTGCGAAATAATCGGCGTTAAACTGTTGGTAATGCTTTTTGTCCGGGTTGCCTTGACTGTCTTTTGGCAAATAGTCGTCCAATTCCCCGGTCGTCGCCAATTCAAATGCCAACTTAATATCCGCCAATGTCATTTGCGAATAGTATTTTTTGAGTATATCCAACAACCGGGTACAAATGTACGCCCAATCTTCCGAATTGGTCGGGATTATATACCCGACGTCCATTGCAATAAACCGGAACATTTGCCCGGTTTTCGCAACCAACGTGCCGTCGTCAATATCGGCAATTTGCATTTTCGTTGAGGCGGCAAAAATGTACTTTTCGACCCCGGATAACGATTTGGCAACCTCCGGTAATTGCACCATTTGTCGGCGTATGTCGATTGCTTTTGTACCGGGCGTTGGGTTGTATATCGCCAACGCCACGGATTGCGTATTTACTTTTTCCGGCAAACTTTCCATATCAATAATTGTCATTAAGGAAATCCATTGCGCCGCCAACGTCTAATCGTTTTTGCGGGGCTTGGTATTCCGGTTTCAAATGCAATTTTTTCTTTTCGACGTCCCCCCGTATGAAATTACGGACGGTCGCCAACCAACCGTTTTTAGTGCGCTTCATATTCTTTTGGTCGCTCCAATCGCTAACCGAATGAAAGTAATAAACCAAATCGACCTTTTCAAATTCCGGTGTCGCAAACTTACTTTCAAACTCTGAATAATCCACGCCAACGCCGTTTTCAAATTTAACCATTTTGTAAACGGCGGAATTGCGGAACAACGTTTTTTTCTTTTTTGGTTCCTCAACCTTTGTTTCTTCATCCGGGAATAATCCGGGGTTCTTTACCCCGGTATTATCATTATCAAAAGAGGTATTAATATCATCTATCTTTATTATGTCGGATTTTCCAACCACGGTGGTTGGATTTTCCAACCGGGGGGTAGTTGGATTTTCCAACCACTCCAAAGCAACCCAATAATTAGACGTATATTCACAATAACGCACCTTGTTTTTTTCGTACTCAAATTTATTAATATATTGCTTATCAACTAATTGTTTGAGTAACTTAATAACCGTACTTTTATCTAATCCCGTCCATTCGATAAGATACCGCAATGAACCCTTAAAACGGCTTTCGCCGTCTTGACTAAAACCATGTATCAAAGCGAAAACCAACAATTCGTTACCTTTCAATTTAAGTTTCGTAATCATTGGGGCTAATATGGTTATAAAATTGCTATTCCGTATCATACCTCCGTAAAATAAACATTAATATTATCGGTTCTTTTATCAGCCTTGCAAACAATACGTTTACAACTTCCGGGGTATTTATTGAAAAAACAATCTTTGCAATCATGCCAAAATTCGGCAATCATACATTTAACCGGAATATTATTAACCCGGATAACCGTTTCAACGGGTATTTCAATTTGTTTAATTGTTGCCATCGTGTCCGCCCTCCAATTCTTTAACGGGTTCCCATGCTTTACGCACTTTCAAAACATTGTCGGCACTCTCATTGGGAACCAACGACACGACGGGAAAACGGGAACGGTCGCCCGGTTTTTGCGTCGTGGCAAATTGTACATTCAAATCAAAGATAATGCCTTTGCAAAATCCCCGTTCAAACAACATACCGTCGAACGTTTCCCGGATTTGCGGGATTGTGGACGCCGTGCCTTTTGTGGCGAATTGCCAAACCCCGGCAACCCCACGAACCAAAGGAACAATAAAGTTTAGCGTTAATGTAACCTCCCAACCGTCGCAATCCGGTTGGCGGCTCTTTTTATTCGGGTAACGCTTCGTTATTGACTGCATTAAGTTTGGGTATTTCTCGGTTGTCAACGTTTCGTATTTCTTTCCGTCCCATACTTGGAACGTATCGCCATCGCCCGCCGCAATCAATCGCCCGTCGTCGTCCCGGTATTCGTAACGCTCGTTACATACTTTTGCCGGGTCGTCGTCCGGGAAAACAATTTGTATTGTTTGCGGCTTTTCGCCGTATGCTTGCGTAAATAACCCGGCATACTTTCCCGTTGGTATGAAGTAATCAACGCTTTGCGGATAACCGTTTGCGTTTTTCATACCGATTTTTATTTGACCGACACGGGGCAATATCAAACGGGATTGTTGCGCCTCCGGTCTAACAATTCTACCTTTTATATTTCCTTTCATAACTCTTTATAAAATATTACTGCAATAAACCATTGTTGCGCAAAATAATTTTGCTCAACTGCTTTTATATCCATTTGGATAACCTCTATATCCGTTCTATTAACGAATTGTTCCAATTCGTCCGAATTTGTAATTATTTTAATCTTTTTCATATCTCAAATTTCGGGGTCGTCGTTCAACATCTTTTTCCTACTCTCATTTTTGGGCTTTTTGGGCGCATTTGCGGGCTTTTGTTCCTTTTCCGGTGCAACCGTCCGTTTTCCCGCCTTTCGTCCCGTGGCGGGCTTCTTTTCCGCCTCCTTTGCCGTTTTCCCGGTGCGTTTCACAATCTTTGTTTTCTTAATCTCCGGTTCCGGCGTTTGTTCCGGGGCAACCGCATCCGCTTTGACGGTATCGGCGGCGTCCGTGGTTTCGTCCGGGGTCGCCTCTTTGGGGGCTTTCGTCTTAATCAATTCCGCCAAAGACAACGATATTACATTTTGGGACAAATCCGGGTTATCGTCCAAAACAACCATACCATTAACCGACGTAAACGTATTATCTTTCTTTTCGTCCTCAATGGCTGCAATTTCTAACAGATACGGGATTTTCCGTATATTGGGGCTATCCGTTTGTTCTTTCAAATTGTACGACGGACGTTTGCGCCAATCTTTCGGGCTGAAATTGAAAATACGTGTAACGGGGAATTGCTCAAAATTGACGTTCCACATATCCCGGTACATTCCTAATTGTATCTCGCTTTCCTCGTAAAAACCTTTGCGCCCGCTCTTAAAATCGACGATTGCGTTAATACGTTCGTCGCCGCCTATCTTTGCCAACATGGTACACGGGCAATCAATCATTCCGGCATACTTATAATATGGATGCACTAACGCAATTTCAACCGCCAACGGGCGAACGTCGTAATCTAATACGAATTGAGCAAACGCCAATACGTCCTTTTTCAAATCGTCGGCGTAATAAATAAAGTCGTCTGGCAATCGGTAAACCTCTATATATTCCTTTAGTTTGCCTTTTAACCCGTCCAAATCATAAGCCCGGTTAATTAATAATTCCTCAAATGCGGCGTGCATAAACGTTCCATACGCCGCCCGTTCGCCTTTGTATCGTTCCGCTTCCTCAATGCCTTTGTTGGCAATCCATTGTATCAAGTGCGGGGCTTTGGGTAACGTTTGGGACAATATCGTTGTAACCGACGGGAAAAACTCCGGGTTCCCGGCGTCGTCATATCGGTAATAATATCGGTGTCCCTTGCTGTTTAACTGCCAAACCTTATACGGGGGTTCAATCAATGTTTTTTCGTCGAAAAACATTGCCGTCATTTCCTCAACCGTCATGTCCGGTATTATCTCAAACACTCCGGTTGGTTGTTCCGGTTGAACCTCAACGAACGGGGGAATAATTGTTTGTTGTTCCTCGTTAATCTCCGGGAACATATCCGGGGCAACATTGCCGACGGTTCCCGCAACCTCTTTTACCGGGTCGCCCGGTTTATCGCTCTTTGCTCTCATTACTTGTACTTTTTATATTCTGAAATTCCACATAATACCATTGCGGCGCACATTGCCGCAAATAACAATTGCCACGGGTTCCAAAATGCGCCAATCAAACAACATAACCCCAATGCGCCAAACGTAACAATTAGGGCTTTCGCTTGAAACAACCCGGAAAACATGGTTTCGGCGGCGGCTTCCAACCATTCGATAAACTTACTTTTCATTGTTTCCGCCCTCCATGCCAAACAGGTAATCCGCCGTACAATCCAACATTTCGCAAAGAATAACGACCCATTCCGGGACAATCCGTTTGGTCGTGCCGTTACATAAATTCGTCATATTTACCTGTCGTGCGCTCTCGCTTGCACCCTCAAAAAGACGGGCGGCAATGTCTTTTTTCAAAACCTTTTTCCCGTTCGCCTCGGAACGGGCGATTGCTTCGTTTACTCTTAATCTCAATGCCATAACTTAAATTTTTTTGTTAATAACTTGGTTCGTTGCTCTCTTTGTATCCGCAATTGCGGCACGTTTTTTCCTCCCAAATCGGGCTATATTCCGGCGGGGTCAAATATCCGTCGCCTCCGGTACGTCTATACTCGCCGTCTGTAACCTCCATTTCCCCGCCACACTCCGGGCAATCATCGTCGCCAATCAATACACATTCCAACAGGGCGTCCAAATGGACGGAACGAACCGGGTAAATACCAATTGCCCGGATAACGTCCACCATTTCCACAACGGTAACATCCCGTTCGTAACAATCGGCGACCGGGAACCCCCAATTGTCGCTTATGTTCTCGATAATCTGTTTGTTGATTAACTCCGTAACGATTGTTTCGGATACTTGGTTGGCTGTTTTCCCGCTTTCGGTCGCCAACATCTTTAATTGCTCACTTTCTTTTATTTTCATATCATTTCCCGGTATCCCTCCGGGTAGGCTGTTAATCTTTTGTTCTGCAAAGGTAGAAAGATTTTTTTAATTAGCAAAAATATAATCTTTGTTTTGCGAAATCATTTTTGCCGGGTGCGTGAAATATCCGATTTTTAACCTACCTTTGCAATACCGCATTACCAAAAATCGCTCTCGGTTACTGCGTACCGAACCCCCGGCGTATCTGTTACGTCCGGGGGTTCATCTTTTCCAACGCCATTTGCGCCGCACAATAACAAAATCGGTATATATTGCCATAATATCCCGTTTGGTCGGTTATTTCCTCAATAATTACGCTTTCCATATCTTAACCCTTTGTAAACCCCTTAAATGCGACGTGGTAAACGTCGTATTGTTTTCCGGTAACATAAAATTCAATCATTCGGTCGTCGTTACCGACGTCGTTTATTGCAATGGTCGGGTATGGTTCCCCCGGCAATTGGTTATAATCGCTTTCAATATCCCTGAACCCCTCCGGGAAATCCGAACGGTCGGCGGAAAAATACCGGGTTAAACTTTCTTTTATCCGGTTCAACATTTCGTCCCCGTTTGGCTCAAAATACGCTTTTATCTTTTCTTGTTTTCTTAATGCAAATCGCATGGGTATTTGTTTTAATAGGTTCTTAATTCCCCGTCCATCGGTAACGGTGCGCCCGGTAAACCAACCGGAATACGGGTATAATGTAACCGGGGAACCCCGGAACGTAAATTGTAAGGTGTGGCGTTTGACCTCCGTAACCGGATAACCCAACGCCGTTATTTGGTTCCGTGCGTATTCCATGCGCTTTGGTTCTAATTCCTTTTGTTTTTCAATATCTAATCGTCCCATAATTCACTAAAATAATGTATTGTTTTGCCCGGTATCAATTCCCCGGTTTTTTTATTCTTTCGTCCCGGTTTAAATGGCTGTGGAATACGGTTTTGCAACTCCATTAATTCCGTCCATGTTTCCGGCAAATATCGTTTAATGTTTTGTAACTCCTTTAAATTCTTATTGCGGCAAATTCGACAACTAACCCGGTCTAATATTTCATATAATCGGACGCCGTTTTGTTCCCAATAAATACCCCGGTCGTAACAATATTGTAAGGCTTGTGCCTCTGTTATACCCATTTCAACCAACGGTAATACTTTGTTTTCCCGGCGTTCTTTTTCGATACGTTCCGTTTCGTCGGTAACGGTGTACTGATACTTTTTGCCTTTCGCTTTCTTGCTCAAAATATACTTTGCCATAATCTTTGTTATTGTGCCGGGGGCGCCCCCCCGGCGGGTTATTATCTTATTTCGTACAAATTCAATGAATTTTCGCACAATACCCACGTCGGGAATTTAGGGTTTTGCAGATAACAAAGGTTATCTAATGCCGCCCGGCTTGTATAAAACCACAACCCAAATTTTTTGCCGATAAAATACATATCGTTTACCCCTGTTTCCCGGTATTTCTCCGACAACATTTTTTGGCTGTAAATGATTGACGAAAATTCAACTTTGCCGTCTAACTTGGTTGCAATCTCGGCAATGTCTGTCGCCTGTGTTTTTTTCTTTGTTTCCATATTTGAAATTTATTTGGTTCCGGGAACCCGCCCGGTCGTTCTTGTTTGATGATGCAAATATACAACCTTTATTTTAATTACCAAAGGTTTTATTTTTTATTTTTGGCTTAAACTGTAAGAAGTTTTATTTTTATTTCTCATACTATCGACATACTAATATTATTTTCTTGGAATTTTCGATTTAAGAGACTTTTGCAAGCGGGACGGGTAAATTATCCACTTTGAAATAAAATGCCCGGAAACGGTCTAAAAATGGCTCAATAGAAAAAGGGGTTGCAACGCCTTGTTACAACCCCCGGTTTATTACTTTTCTATGGTTACGAACTCAACCCCCAATATTCGGGTTGCCGGGTTCTTGCTTACAACGTCAATTTCCCGGTTCTTTATCTTTCGGGTTTTCCAAAGGAACCCCCAAAAGCGTTTATATTGCACCGTTTCCGCTATTAACAGACTATCCCGGTTTATAAATGTTCCGGTAAACGTTCCGTCCGGGGTCGTGCATCCGTTTAAGGAAAACCACGGGTCGGAAATATCAACGCATTTCAAAACGGTTGTCGTCGTATCTCCGGGCAAATAAACAATGCTGTCCCGGACGGTTCCACGTAATTGGGTTATTGTTTCCATTTGCGCCGTTGTTACCGCCTCCAATTCCCGGTTCTTTGTTTGCAGGGTTTTTATTAGTTCTGCATCGCTCGCCCGGTATCTTTCAAACTCTGACAATTTCAGTTCCAAAACCCCAACTTTGGCGGCGTTCAAACTATCTTTTGTTTGGTACCGGGAAACGTCTTGCAATAACGTTTCCGTGTTGGTTCTGTATTTGTCCCTTTCCCCGGTTAACTCATTAATCCGGGAACGTTGCACCCATATTGTCGCAATGGCGGCAACCGCCAAAGCAATTGCCGCTATTATTAGATAGTTTTTCATATTATACGTTTTATTGCGTTATAATGAATTTTGGCGATACGTTCACGCCCGGCGTCCGTCATCATAAAACGGCAATCCTTTTCCGTATCCATGAAAAAGTTTTCGGATAATACCGCCGGGCAAACCGTATGTTTCAGAATATAGAATTGGCTTTCTTTGTCCGGGTCGCCGTCCACATAATCAAAACGCATTTTCCAACCGTCCGGGGCAAACTCTTTTTCCGCTTCTTCACAAAGTACGGTTGCGATTGCATCCGCTTTGGTTTCCCCTACGCTTGTATAACATTCCCACCCGGTGCCGCCTCCGGCGTTTCCGTGAACGCTAAACAAAACGGCGTTGTTGCCGCAATCTGCGTGGATAACGTTTGCACGGCGGCAACGTTCCGGCAATGATACGTCGTTTTCCTCCGGTACCAAAATTTCAAACTTTACGCCATCGGCTTTTAACATCGCCGCAATACGGCGTACAATGTCACGGTTAAACTCCCATTCAAACAATTGGGAACCGTCGCCCCAAACCGGGGAACGTTTCCCGGCGGTTTCTTCGCCGTGTCCGTTGTCTAAAATAACAATAGGTTTCATTTTCTTACCTCCTTTTCTTTATCGTTAATAATATCGTCATCGGTTTCCTTTTGGAAACGCTCGATTATTGGTTGCCAATAAGACGGCAACGCCCGTGTAAATTCCAACCGGATAACATGGTATATTATCCGTAAGGCTATTTTCTTCGGGTATGCCTTAATTAAGTTGCGAAACGCATTTTGCAAATATACATACATGAACACGTATGTAAGCGACTTAATAACAATCATTGCCGCCCCGTCGTCGCCACATTGCAACATAACGGAATAAATGACGTCTATAATAACGACGTACAAAAGCAATTCCGCCAATGCGTTCTTAAACTTATGGAACGAAAAGCGTTTGCAATTCCTTATCGCCACGCCGTCCGCCCTCATTCCCGCCCAAATGTTGAACGCAAACATAATAACTAACGCATACATAAACCCCGCCGTCGGGGTCAGATATGCAAATAACGGGCTTGCGGTCGTGGCGAATATCATACGCCATTGTTCCCAACTAAAAATTTTATTCATATCGTCCATAAATAAAGAGTTAAGGGGCGGCGGTAAACCGCCCCCGTTTTGGTTATTGCTTTATAATCTCGCACAACATAAATTCCGTGCGGTTGTCAACCGTGGTTGTTCCGTTGATAATGTTACGTTCTTGCATACTTTCCAAATGGTTAAATCGGTACGGGGCGACCTTTTTATTGTCGCCCCTTTCCTCGGTTAATTATTCAACTAATGCGGCGTTGTTGACTACTATGTTGCCACTTTTTGCCGTCGGGCTTCCGCTATCCGTGCAATTGTTCAATTCAATACGGGCGTTCTTGCCGCACAAATACCCGTATTGTGTCCCGTTGAGCGAAACGCAATTTACGAACTTTCCAAAATTTTCATCTATCCCGGACGCATCCCCGGAAACGTAAAAATTATTTCGGTTGTTCTCACAAATGCACCCAATAACGAATATTTGCGAACCTTTGCCGCCCTCCGCCGCCGTTGCGCTCCCAACTAATGCGATACCGCTACCCGGTTGCCGACGGCAATAGGCGTTATATATCGTATCTTGGCAACCATAAGCGGGCGTTAACCCGGCTTTTACGTTGTACTCAAACAGTCCTCCAATAATCGTTGTTTCGCAACGTTCGTGGTCGCTATATCCGTCGTCGTTATTGTCGTGGCTCCAACAATCAATCATCGTTGCAACGGTATGTTTCGCCAATGCCGGGTCGGTCGTTGAACTGTGTGCGTTGAACCCGTCCCCGGTTCCCGAACCGCTAAACGCCCGTGTCGCCTCGCATCGTATCAACTCCAAACCAATTGCCGCATCCCACGACCACGCACCGCCGCCCAAAGCGTATTTTGCGGCGCAATCAATCGCCCGTCCGCCGTGGCAAAGCCTCAACGATACCGAACCGTACCACACTTCAATATTAACCATTTCAAATGCAACGGAACCGTCATTGCCCGCAATACCGGAACCGCCGGGGATATATACCGGGTTGGCGGCTAACGTTGTACCCTCTTTGATTTTGACATACAACATTTGTGCGTCGGTATCATAATAGAACGTGTAACCATCGGACGTTTTAACAGCCTCCAACGACGTAACACGGGTTATCTTCGTACTATCACAACGGTACGTTTTGCCCCTCTGCAATGGGTGTCGTTCGTCGTTTGGTATCAACGTATTTTCGTCGAATACCTCATGTTGGAATAACTGAAATTGGGCTGCCTCTGAAAAGGACGGCAACGGGGTTTGGTACACGTTCGTTGTACCCTCAACCAACGTTCCCGTATCAATCTTGGTTCCGCAAATGATACGGTTTACCAACCCACGTTTACCGATAAGACGGACGGAACGTTGGTTTGACTTGGTTTTGATATTCAAACGTTCGGTCGTGTCCCCTATCAATATAATTGTTGTATCAACGCCTGTTTTGGAAAATGCGGCGGCAAACGTCGCTAATGCGGCACTTTCCGTCGTGCCGGGGTTCGTGTCGTTTCCGTTGACCGCATCCACGTAAACAACGGCGGCGGTTGTGTTTACAGTTGTCCCGCGCTTTATGCTTTGGCGTTCCCATTCGCTCAATTTGTTTATTTCGCCTTTTGTCAAATAGTTGTCGCCAACCGATATTGCCGCACCAACGCCACTAATTTGGAAACGTATCAATATACGGGTTGTATTCTCCGGAATTGTGCCGGAGTGAGTATAAAAACCGCCTGCTTTTAATTGTAACGCTAACCGGGAAATCTCGGTTGAATCATTGTAAAATATGCAATACATTACGGCTATTGTTGCACTACTTACAACCACATTATCCGCACCGTAACCGATAACGTCGCCAATCTCAAACGGACTATCCACCAACTTGAAATCATATCCAATAAATGCAGTAGTTCCGGCATTGTTCACCGTATAAGACAACGTTGTGCGTGTTCTTACAACATTCATTGCTGAACCCTGTAAATTAAATTCGTTGTAATACGGGGCGTAATTAATTGTTTTAATGGGAATATCTTTTACCTTTTTCCATGCGTTCCACGCCTGTTTTGCGAACATACCGAACGGGGTTACATCTTGACCCGTCCACATCATACAACGGTAAATCGTTAACGGCTGTGTACCTTTTCGGTTGTCGAATGTTACACGGCAACGGTTGGATAACGTCGAACATCCGGTTACATTGTAAAAAGATACCCAACCGTCAAATTGCGGGTCGGCCGTTAAATTAGCGACTGGAATAAAGGCACCCGACGTTGTAGAATCAAATTCCACCTTTAAAAAATGACCTGTGCCCGGCGCACTAATTTTCATTAATGCGTTAAGATAATCCGTTGTTGGATTATATGGTAATTGCGACAAATCCAATAAAACCCCTAAAAACGAACCCACGGGCAAAACAATACGGTCGGCGTAATATTCCGGCGTTCCTATAACGGAAACACTTTGTACGCCCTCCAATTCTTTAATATTCGAACCCGCCTCAATAAACGGGTCGGGGTAAAAGTTGGTTGCGTCCCCCATACCGTCCGGCAAACCCATTCCCCCGGTTGTCGGAGTTTCAAACAATACATTTACAGACGTGGCGGTTGTTTGGGAACTGTAATAAATCGTAAACCCGTAATAATTTTCGGTTGGCGTTACGGTCTTCGTTTCCCCGTCGGGCGTTAACGTCATGAAGCCAATAATGTCAAATGTTCCGTCGGCTTTAATACCTTGTATATTTACCGTGGCGTTGCCTCCAACGGGCGTTAATGTAAATTGGTATGGTTGACCCGCAACCAAAAATGTACACACCTTTTGGGAACCCGCATTTGACCCCCTTACAATACCCGTATCCGTGTACGCATAACGTCCGGTTGCGTTGATTTGGTTTGTTATGTTCGCAAGCGCAATAACGCCGTCCGAACTCATGCCGATAACAGATTTACCCCAATTGGTCGTCCCGTTGTATAATATTGCCAATTCGCCGGGGTTTACGGTCAAATTACCCGCATTGGATTGGAAATTTACATAATTCCCCGCCGTATAAGCGATATAAAAAACGTTACCGTCCGGCGTGCCGGGATTGGTATTTTTATTTGCTATGCCAACAAAGGTTCTGTTGGCTCCCACGGTTGAAACAATCGTGTTCAACACGTTTTGCATTATTGCCCCGGTAATTTCTTGGTTCCCGTTTGTTTTAATAACGTCGGAAATAGCTTGTTTTAGTTCTTTATAATTTCCCATAATTTGATAATTTAATTGTTATTAAAATCATTGTTATAATCATTGTTAAAATCGCCAATATTTGCCCCTAAATATCCACGACCTATTTTCTTAACAACCGTTGCCGTCTGAAATTCAATTTCTACACTCGCCAAATCCCCTTGCGTTTGCCATTTAGGCGTTATTAAAAATGTGTCGCAATCGTATTCCCTACCGTATTTGTCTGTTATATGTATATAATCAGCCATACGAATAAATCGCATAACATCGCAAAGATACTCCGGTGCTAATATAGTACATTTGAACGTCTTTACCGAAATTTGTTTTTCCGGAAAAAAATAACCGTCCCTTTCCTCTCCGTCCTCTTCAAATTCATAATCCGGTTTTCCTAACTCGGTACAAAGATATAACGTGTTTTTGAATGTCGGATTTTTATAAACTATTTGTCCGGCGTCAAACACTAAATTTTCAATATCCCACCAATCTATTTTTAGATAACCGGAAACGTCCTGCACAACCGTAAACATTTCGGAATACCATGTTTGAACGCCATCAGATAATTGCAAATAATAAATCCCGTCAAACTGATTTAATGGCATGGGTAATATTGCCGGGTATAATATTACATCATATCCCAATGACTGAAACCGGATAACTTGCAATCCGGTTTCCCTCATGTATGTTGTTATATTTGCAATTTGCTTTCCGTTCTTATCGTACATAATAACCGACGTAACATTATTTGCACGTGTATTTCTTATTATCTGAAACGGCAACAATCTATCAGCCGGTGCGAACAATGGGTATATTTGCCCGTATGCGTAACTTTTACGGTGGTTCTGCTGCTCTATTGACGTGTACCACGGCAATACGCTTATATTGTTATTCTGTATCATATTTCAACGTTGCTTTAATGTTTCGACTACACAAATTTACGCTTAATTTATCAACTTGACCGTTACCGATATACGTTTTTATTAGTTGCATCGGGTTTGGGTCTGTATCTCCCGCCGGGAAATTCAATGTTTGTTTCTTTTTACGTTCCAATCCTCCCAAAGCATAATATCGGGAATTATTTATTTTGAAATTCCGTGCGGGCATATCATAAACCCAATATGTCGGTTGTATATTGATAAACGCTAAATATCCATTTTGCAAAAAATATTCTACGCCATCAACGGTAAACGGCAATTCCAATTGTCCACCTCCGGACGGCATAACCGCCGCAAACAATGCGAATCCATCCAAACTAATTGCACCGGGGTTTAACAACATCAAATCAATATCGGGCGTAAAATTGGAAATATTTATTTCTTCTATCTTTCCGGCTGTTACATATTTGGACGTAATTTCTATTGGTAAACCCTCAAATGGTGTTGTTACATCATCCATCCACTCAAATTGATAACGTTCCGGCATTTCTACTTTGTCAAATGAATATTCAGACGTTGCAAAAGCTAATTTTTTGCCGTTCCTAACGTTTTCTAATTGTGTTAAATCATAATCAATAATCGGGTTATATCCATACGAACCGCCATTTCTAAACCAACTTACCTGTTCAATTTTAAATTTTCCGTCCTCAATATACCAATAACATTTGTAAATATCCCGTAACATCGTCATAATCTGTTGTAATGTAATCGGGGCTTTTTGCGCCGGGGTTTTATATTCGCCATTAATGATATTACTTTTCTGACTTATTAGCAACTTAAATGACTGCCCGGAAATAGGATTGTTTGTGTTATAAAGAAATTGGCTGTATTCCGGCGTCGCTTCATGCGTTATTCCGGGCGCAAATTCTTTTAATAGCACATTGATACATGACGACAATGTAAACGCATCACGCAAAGTATATGCTTTTCGGGCTTTTTCCTCTAATATCCAATCCATCAGATAAAACCCAAACCATAACGACGCATAACGCCACGTTGACCGGGCGATTGGATAAAACGTTTGTCCGAAAATGGAATAGGGCGGCGCAAAATACTTTCCGTTGTCCGCTAATCCCCACTCGGTCGGGGTGTCTGAAAAGTTGTTTGAAATAAACGCCACGTCGATTGCGTAACCAATCGCACGCCTATAATTACGGTTATTATCAACTATATCATCGGCGGGCAATGGATATGTATTAAGGTCGTCGATTTTCTCCACATCGCACAAATACCGGGCATATATATTGTAACTTTTCATATCGGCGTGCATTGTCCCGGTTGCCCCGGAATCCTCAACGGCGGTTAAATCAAACTCCAACGTATCAAACGGGGACGTTGTGACTTTTGAATAACGAAACATTACCGTATCGTCGGATTGTTTCCGTATTTCAACTACAGCAATACCAAACGGCAACCCCCCGTTTATTCGTTGTTGTGAAATATAGATATAATAATTAACATTCAATTCCGGGTATAATTTCCCCTCGAATACGTCCGCACTTGCACCCGTCGCCATTCGTCCGGTATAAAGCCCGGATATTACCGCCGGGGAACCGTCGGACGTAATTTGTATTTCTTTCAATATATTGCACAAAGCAAAATGATAGGTTTGTACTAATGCGTTTTGGTCGGTCGTGGCGTTTGCGTCTTGTTCCCAATTCGTGCCGCCCAAAAAGCACGAAACAATACTATCTCCGGGAACGTATATTTGTATCAATGGGCGTTTTCTTATTGTAAGAAATTCGATTTGTGGGGCCAACTCAATTAAATTGTATTCCTTTTCCAATCCTGCCAAAACGTCGTTGTATTGGTCTATTGTTTCCGGCTGTACCGTAACCAATTTATCATCATCATTAAACGTACAATCCGTTTTCATAAACTTTGCTTTATAGTATTGATTGTATGTTTGTCCCCAATCATCGCTTTTTTCGATATATAGGAAAAATTCAGAATCAAACGGGGCGTCATTGATAATATCGTAATCAGCACGGACAAAGTTTATTTTACCGGACAATTTAGCCCGGTAAAACCTTTGATTTGTTTCCAACTCATAATCCAACGTTAAATCATCCTTATAATTGGGGCGGACGGTTTGTTTGGTTCCGTCCTCCCCTATCTGCAAAAAGAATCTATATTTTGGTGTCATAGTCTTTTTATTTTACGTTTCAAATTCTTGTAACTTTCAATCGTATTTCCGTCGCCATCCACGTAAACCCGTCGTCGGTTCTGTTCCTTAATTTCCCTTACATCATCCGACAAATTGCGTAAATCCGGGCTTTGTCCGGTAACGTTTAACGTCAAACCGTCGCCGTCTGAATAGGATTTTAAATACTTATGTGCAAACGTACCATTGTTTAGCGAATTGATAACGTCCGGTATTATCTTTCTGAAACGGCGTGAACTTCGTTTATTTATCACGGCGAAAAATTCGCCTCCCTCGGCACGTCGGCGGGTTCCGTCCGGTTTCGTTCCTAAATCAATATCATTTCCGCTTTGGTGCGAACCGCCCTCCAAAAGTTCAACGGTACCGTCGCCGTATGTTTCCGTTCCTCCGGTTCCTCCGGTCTGTTTTGCCAATTGCGCCGCCTTGATTTTAGACGCTGCAAAACTCGCCCACATTACGGCAATTGCAGGTATTGCAAACGGGAAACCTAATTGCGACCATATCAGCGCCGTTGCTGTTACCATGTTTCCTATTTGCTGCAATGTCTGTATTGCTGCTTGCTGTTTTTGGGCTTTCTGTTGTTCTTTTATTGCCTTTTCTTGGTTTTTCTTTGCTAATTCCAATTCCTTTTGCGCTTGTACAACATTATTGGCGTACCCGTTTGCCCTTGCTTCCAATTCTGCATCCAACGCCGATTGTGCGGCGGAAACCTCTTTATCCGCTTGCTCAACGGCTGCATCTGCTGCGGCAACACGTGCCGCCGTGAATGTATTTAACGCATCCAATGCGTATTGCATAGACGTATTAATTGCCTCTTTTTGGTCGTCGTCCAAATTAAGCCCAAACAAACCGTAAATGTCTGTTCCTCGTTCCTCCCCTTTGGATTGCTCAATTTCTTGGTCTATTTTTTTAATAGTGTTTTGAATTGTTTGTACCTCAACATCAGACAATTTATTGGCGGCTTGCTGATTTAATTCTAAAACCTTTTGCAAACGTTCCTTTTCTGCTTGCAAACGGAATTGAGTTTTCCGGGCTTCTGAATTTCTCAACAAATCAAACTCCGATTGTGCCAACGCTTGTTGTTGGTCGAACATCTGTAATTGCGCTTGCAAATATTCGTCCGCAATTCCGGCTCCCTTTGCGTCAAAACTTGCATTAATTGCCCCGGCGTCCTGCTGTTGCCCGGTCGGTTTCTGTTGGTTCTGTAATAATGCGGTTTGTCTTTCGTTTTCCAACAACTGCATCCGCAATTGTCTTTCCTGCTCGCTGCCCTCTTTGACTGCTTGCAAACGTAATTCAATGCTTTCTTTTTGCAACGCCAATTCCTGCAATTGTCGGTCTTGTTCGATTTTCAATAACGCCTCGGTTTGTTGCTGTTCTAATGCCGTAATTGTGGCGTTTATCGCTTGGCGTCCGGTTTCGTTCAAATCCTTTTCGGTCTGCAATTGGTGTTGTAAATCCTCAATTTGTCGGGAATACTGATATTGCGTTTGCTGCCGACGCTTTGCCCATTCGTCGGTTTCCAACTGCAATTGTGCATCCTGCAATTTCCGGGTTGCCTCCAAATTCTTTTTATAAGCCGCTTCAATTTGCTTTGCTTGTTGTTCTGCTGCCTTTTCCGCATCGCTTTTACCCCTTGGCGTTACGGTTGGGTTCTGTGTCGTTACGGGCTTATTGTCTGTTTGTGGCGTCGGGGTATCTCCAACAGAAACCGGGATTGTTAACGGTTTTATTTTCTTTTGCATACCCTCCAAACCCTCTTGGAATTTTTCTGTTATATCTTTAACTTGGGCTTTAACCAAATTCCCGTATGCCGCTGCGTAATCTGATAATCCTTTTTTTACATCGTCAAAATTCAATGTAAATGCGCCTTTTAATGCCGTTCCGGTTGCTTTGACAATATCAATAAAGAATCCAAATATATTTCCCAACGTATCAAACGTTGTTTTGAATCCGGCAACAATCCCATTCCAAATTGCACGTATCAAAACACTTTCATTATATAACTCAATAAAGTAATTGATAACATCAATAACCCCTTTTATTATCGCCGTCAATCCTTGATTAACAAAAACTTTTGCTTTCGTTGTCAACGTTTCAAAATTTCCTCCGGTTGCGTCAAACAACCCGGATAATGCGTTTTGCAACTCGATTTGGCTTTGCAATTGTTCCTCCTGCAATTGCGCCAAAACTCCGGCTTTCCCTTTTACTTCATCCATGTTTGTTGAAATATCTTTCAACGTGCGCAAATACTGCAATCCGGCGTCCTCTCCGGGACCCCCGAATATATCTGCAATTGCAGCCCCGACCGTTGCCGCATTATCCGGCAATTCTGCCAATTTTGCGGAAACGTCTTGTATAACATCGAACGTTGTTTTGGTTCCGGTCTGCAAATCTTTTTGAACTTGTTCCGACGAAATACCGATACCGTCCAAAGCCGCCGCCGTCGCCGTCGTCATTTCACGCAAACGCAAATTTGCCTCCTTAATTGCGTCAACGCCTTTGTCCGAAAAGATACCCATTTTGTTTGTTTGGGCTACAATGGCAACAAATTGGTCTGCTGATATTCCCGCTTCCTTAAAATATGCCGGGTATTCTTTCAACGTGTCTAAAAATTCCCCGTTCGCATCGGCTCCGGACAAAAAACCATCCTTAACCAACTGCAATGCCTCATTTGCAGAAATACCAAATTGTTGTGATAATGCGTTTGTTGCAATCAATGTTTCCCGAAAATCTGCGCCGAACGAATCTGCGACGGCTTGCACCTCGTTTCTAAACGCTTTCAAATCATCGCCGCTTTTCCCGGTAAATTGTTGTGTCAACCTTGTTGCCTCAACTAATCCGGCGTTGTAATCGTACCACCATTTGAACGCCGCACCAGCCGCCGCAATCCCGGCAATTGCTAAAAATACGGGATTTGAAAGTAAACCCAACAAAGTTTTCCCCAACGCCTTTGCGCCATCGCCTATTGCTGTAAATACTTCTTTGCTTTCTGCGCCTCCACGACCTAACGCCAAAAGGCTCTCGCCAAATGAATTGTTAAGCCCTAATGTTTCTTTTAATTTGTCGCCATAAGCAATTATTGCGTCGGACGCCTCCGTATAATTACCAACGTTCAATTGATATTTCCCGGTTGCCTCCTGCAAACGCTTCATTTCTTCGTATATTTCCCGTGTCTGCTCAACCAACTTGCGCCCCTCTTCGGTATTTTCTCGCTCGGCTTTTGTCATGTTGTTCAGATAGATTTTATTTAACGAATATTGCGCCGACAACTTGTTATAACTGCCCTCGGCTGACTGATTGATTTTTACAATCAATTTGTTTATTTGGTTGGCTTCCTGCTGTGCCAATTTCAACTCCGCCAACTTCTTTGCGTTCTCGCTTTCCGCAAACGCCAAATCACGTTGCGCACGTGCCAAACGTTCCGCATCGTCTGCGGCTTTCTTGGTTGTGTTCCTGCCGTCCTCGGTTGCCCCGGAAACCTTTTGCAGAACCGCCGCCAACTGAATTGCTTCCGCCCTAATATTTTTCAACGCATTTGTGTATGCGTCTGAAAGTTCATCCAATTGCTTTATCAAATCAGTAATCGAATTATCGGGGCTTACCAAATCAGAATATTTAATTGGGTTGTTGTTATCTGCCATATATCCGACTATTTGTTTTTGTTATTTTCGGGCAATTTGCCCTACAATCAATTTTCTTTTCTCAAATGTATAATTTATCGTCTGAAAATAAAACACCTTAAATCGCCTTATTTTGGCTTTTCCCGCTTGCTTGCTTTTTTCGCTTGCTCCTTAATGTATTCAAATGCGTTGTAATATTCCAAAACGGTAAACGATTTTGGGTTTACGTGCAAATGTTGGGACAATATCAAACACATACTTTCAAACTGCTTGTCGTATTGTATTTCCACGCTATCCGACCCGCTAAACGATTTGGGTTTTGTATAAGTCAACAACAACGTCGTAATATGGTCTATTTCCGCCCGTTTGTCGCTTTCGTCCCCCTTTATTATCGCATCCAACATTAACATCGTGCGTTGCTTCAATTGGTCGTAATACTCTTTAATCGTGGCGTCGTCGAATAGTTTAGGAAAATACAATTGCAATTCTTCATCTATTTTTTTTTTGACCGCTTCCAATTGGGCGGTCAACTCGGCGTTCGGCGCATCGGCGAATAAATCCAATACCTTTTGCAAACCGTCCGCCGTCATATCGTTGTATTCGGTTCCGTCCACGGACTTAACCAAACAGGCAAACGCCAAATACTTTGGCGATATGGCGGATTGGACGAAATAAACGTTTTGCCGCAAATTATCCAATTCCTTTTCCGCCAAATCCGGCTTTTCCTTTCGGATAAACCGGATTGCCTTTTCAATATGCGCATCCCAATCGTTCAAATCCGACCCAACCCCGGCGTCGATAAGCAACATTTTGTTATATGCGTGAAATCGCAAAATCGGCAATTCGTCGATACTGTCGTACAACACGACCGCCCGTTTCCCTATCTTTGTCGTTTTCATAAGAGTATGCGGGTTATGACTGTTGAACAAAACGGAACCAATAACAATGCCGGGTTCCCGGTGCATATAGCAAACAGGACGGACAAAACGACCCCCGCCCACCATGATAAGCAAAAGCCGCAATTAAACATCTTAACAAAAAAGTCGTTGCCGTGAACTTGGACGTACTCAATAACGCCCCACTTTTTTAACAGGGTCAACAGGAACGCCGCCACGGTTGCCACAACCAAAACCCAAATAATGAAAGTTACCATATCGTTAAATGTTACAAGGTTGATTAACTGACAATACACCCTCAAAGCGAAAACCGCCGAACGGGTGCATTAAAAATTGATTATCTATTTCGTCCAACGTAAACCCACGGTACACGTTTTCCGCCAACTCATAAATCCGGTTTATTACAATCGTCCCGTCTTTCAGCCAAAAACCGCCATTTAGGACGGTCAATATTTCGTTCTTCAATGCCTCGGTATTCCGGTTGTTGAGTTGACCGGGGTAAACCTTGCGCAAATCGAACCAAACAATAAGGGAAAACGGGGCTTTAATCTCGCTTTGCTCTTTGGGAACCCAACCGACCGTTTGCGGGTCGTCTATCCAAAAGAACGAAAAATTGCCAATATTGGCATCCGGGGAAACGTCGATATAATCATTGTCGCCTCTCCATTCCGTCCCGCCCGCATATACGTTCGGGGTATAATAGCGTTTGCCCTGTATCACTTTGGCGATACGTTGCGCCCGCCCAAATGCGACGTCCAACCAATCGACGTTATCCATTAACCCGGTTTGTATGTTCCCCAAAACCCGGTCGATTAAAACCGGGTTGGGAATTATAGGGGTTGTTCTCTTATTCGTTGCCATATAATACGTTTTTTGCTTTCTTCATTAAGTCCGGGAATATATATTGCCAAATCAACGCCGCAATATTTTCGTCCGTCAATCCCAATATTTGCCGCCCGTACTTTTTTATTAAGTCCTCCGTTTTGAAATCCGACGCTTTTATTTCAAACTGTTTGTCGCCGACTTCCAAAAAAAACGACGCTTCAAAATCCCCGGTATCCCGTAACGTTACCCGGTTTGTCGGTTGTCCCTTTTCCTCCTTTATGGCTATCGTCAACGGCGAATACGGGGCGTAATCCATAATATCCACGCCCAAACGGTTAATACCTTGTTCAAACAATTGTTCCTCGGCATTCATAGCAACAATATAGGCGTCATTGTCCCAAATGATTTGTTGAATGTATGCGCCGGACGATAACCCGTTGTTGAACGTGGCAACCCGGTTGCGTAAATCCTGTATTGACTTTAACCCCGCCATAATCTTACGTTGTCCGGTATTTTACACCGTGGTTATTACAAGTAAGGCAAATACGGTCGATACCCTGCGTATCCAACCGCAACGCCTCGTATGCTTTTTTAAGGTCATAACCCAAACCGCCGGGGCGACCCTCAACGTTGCCGTCCAATTCGTAAAGAATTTCCAACCGGGTTGCGTTTACTTGGTTCCGGTTTACCTTAACATCGGGGTTCATTGCCAACGTGCGCAACATGATTGCGGCGACCTGTCGTTGGATAACCGTTTGGAAAATTTGCCTTTCCTTAATGATAAAATCCGTTAGGTCGCAACCAACGGTTATTTCGCAATTCAACCCGTAATTCTGCGTATTGGTGTACATCGTCAACGCAATATCCCACAACTCCGGGTATTCGTCGAATGTTTCCGGGGCGTTCATCATAAACGGGGATACCTGTAAATACTTGGTTATTTCCCGCCAACGCTCCAAATCAACGTAACCCGTACACGTCCCGCACGGCTCCCGGCTCCAATCCTTTGTCATGTTAATTGCCTGCATCCCGGCGGGCAAATCGTTTTGGTTGTAACAAAGGAACCACGACCCCCCGGCGTTGTTTCCTGTACTGATATACGGCAAATAACAATCTTTCAACGGGAACCACTGAAAACCGCCGTTTGTCTGCGTAAAATTCAAATCAAACGTCTTTATCGGGTCAATTTGGGACGAATGGAAAAGATACATACGAACAACCCCGGTTGCGCCCGTCATTTGCAACCCGATTTGCTCGATTTTCATTGTTACGCCCATAGAACGAACCGGGACAATTTCAAACCCGACCAATTTATGATTATTCGGCAAAGTCGCCCGGATACGTCCCGCACCGTCAAAGAACGTGCGCCGCTCCAAAAGGTTCTTTGTTTCCTTATCCAATCCCTTTATTTGCGTGAATGTTTGTACCATTTGCGCAATACCGTTACGGGTCAACCGCTCCAAATAATCGGAAATGAAATTGTACGGTTGCCAATAGGGGTTGCCGTAATCGTCGTTGTAATCGTCGTTAAAATCGCTTTCGGTCGGTTCCTCATTTTGGTTGTCCCGTGTCGCAATCCAAACTTTGTTGTTGTGGCGAACCTTTGCCCCGGCTTTGTATTCCCTTATCATATTCCAAACCGGATATTGAAAAACGAAATCATCCGGGACGATTGCCCGGACATTATCCAAAGTAACAAGGGGGTGCGCACCTTGAAACGTCAAACCGCTTTCCGTCTGCGTTAAATTGTCGTCTATCGCCTTTGCCGGGTCGTATGATTGTTCCCACCCGACGACGTGCAATAATGCGTCCTGTATTTCTTGTAATCTGTACATCTGCGTTTGAAATAAATAAGGGGGCGGGGATAACCACCCCGTCCCCTCGGTTTAACAATTCGTTATGCTCCGGCGTTATTCGCCCCCGGCACCCCCGGCGGGAAATTCCGCTGCGTTGGTTACATATACGGGCATTCCCAACGGCTCGTTCGGATTGCGGGCGGCAATCTCGGCTTTGATAATCGGGGTTGCCACGGTATCCGGGTTGCTGTTGTAAGCAACCATATACGCCACGTCAACGGAAAATCCGAAATACTCCTTAACGGCGCACGTCAAATCGGCGGTTGCGGCGCCCATGATTGCGGACTGGTCGCCAACGGCGGTGTAATAGTGCGAACCAACGGGCAAATCAATGTACGGCAAACGTACAACGTCCCATTCGTGGAAATTCGCACGGGTGCGGCGCAATGCCTCACGGTCAACACGTGTAAGGATACCAACATTACCGTCAGCAACGGCAAACATGGTTCCCATTTTGCCCTTTTCGTCGGTTACGTTGTTCGTGTAGTGCAAAACCTTGTTGTCGTACTCCATGCGCTTGTTTACGTCGTTGTAAACGCCATGTTGCGAAAGTTTACGGATAAGGCTATCAACCCCGGCGTTGGCGATAATGTGGATATATTCCGGGTAACAGTTAGCCCGCATAATCGGGTTAATATCGCCCAAAATCTCGGTCGCCATTTGGGTTGGAACCTGTACCACGTAGCCCGCCCGCGTGTAGTTAAGCAACGTTTTGAACACCTGTGTTTTGTTTGCCTCCAATGCGGCAACGGCTCCGACGTCCAATTTGTCCGCCAAAGCCCGGCACGTCTTTTCCATTTTGCGCAAAAAGTCGTGTTCGTAGGAAATTTCGTTGTTCATGTAGGCGGCGGGAACCATTGTAAAGCCAATGGCATAAGTCGCCCAAACAACCGTTACCAATGCGGACGTATTTTCATCGTCAGCGATAACGCACGAACGGACATTGCTAACCTGTACATCGCCGTCGTAATTGATAACGGGTACTTGTACCGTGTTACCAATGGACGCAAACGCACGGTCACGCAAATTGGGGTTAATGATTGAGGACGGGGCGTTGGTTTGTTCAATGAAAAAATCCAATGCGCCATACTCACACGGGCGGGTCATATTACGGTCTAATTCCGGGTTTTCAATCCGCCAATTCTGCAATCTTGTTGCTACTAATGACATAATGTTAAAGATTTAATTGTTATTAAATGCGGGTTTACCCTTTACCCGTGATTGTTTACTTTTCCGGCAATGCGGCAATATTGTTGTCCTGCCATGCCTGTTTCATTGCGGCGTCGAACTTTTCGGAACCCGCCGTTAAGCCCTGCGCCATAAGGTTTGCGGCGATTGCTTCGTAAGCCTCGACACGGGTTTTTACGCCCGTTACGTCAATGGTTGTTCCGCTACCACCGCCGGAACCGCCCCCGGGGGGAACCGTTCCGCCGCCTCCGGCTTGGCGTCCCTTATCCAAAATACCCATTGTTTCCAATTCCTTTGCCAACAGGTCGCCGGGGGTGTACGGGTTCAACTGATTGTTCGGGTTACGCATAATTGCGCCGCTTTCGTCCTTAAGAGCAATGATTTTGCCGCCTTTGCCGTCGTCGATATATTCGGGGTTCATACCCTTGATTTTGTCGATTGCTTGCGCCAACAAAACCTTTGTTGCGCTTTCGGGCAATCCCGGTTTGAATTTCAACCCGGCGGTTGCGGTCTGCAATGCGCCCTCGATACGAACGCCGAACAACTCCGTTTGGAATTTCTTTTCGGCTTCATCGTACTTTCTTTTGAGGTCGTTAAACTGCGTTGTTACCGCCGTTAAATCGGCTTTCGCCTGTTTCAACGCCTTTGCCGTTTCCGCATCGGTCACACCGTCGGCAATTGCCTTTTCCAAACGTGCCTTTTCTTTCGTCAGACTGTCGATTTGGGTTTGCAATGCGCTTGCGCTTTCCGCTTTGGTTTTGAACTCGGCGACCACACGTTTTGCGTAATCAAACGTCTTTTCGGTTCCGTTCTTTGCGATACCGGACGCCGCCAAAATATCGGCATCCAATCCGCCGTAAATTTCGCCCGTCTTTTTGGCGATAACGCTATTTTCGTCGTTGGCGGACAATGTTGTAATCGCCGCAATTTGTTCGTCGGTTAATCCGGCTAATGCCGCATTTGCAACTAAAATTTCTCTCGTTAACATAATTCTTTCCCTTTGAATTAATTAAGTGCGATTGCTACTACTGCTCCGCTGTTTGCGTTAATAATATGAATTGTGTATTTTGGCGAATTCCCGGTTGTGTCAACCAACCAACTAACAACACGTGCATGGCTGATTTCCTTTTCAACCTCTTTTGTTACCAAAACAACATCGGCAATTGTGCCGCCCTCAATACAAGCAATCAACTTGTTTTTTGTGTTGCTATCCAATGCGGCGGCGGTTGTTGTTACTTCAATAATCAAATTGTCCTGCTGTGCAATCTGTGCCATAATCGTATTTTTTAATTGTTTAATACTCTGTTACTTTTTCGCTCCGGGTTTGTCCTCGGCTTTGTTTTCTTTGGCTGGTTCTGCCGGGATAACTCCCGCCGCTTTCAATTCCTCCAAAATTTCAGCCTTTAACGCCGCTTTTTCCTCGGCTTTGGCTTTCGCCTCGGCTTCTGCCTTTGCCTTTGCATCGGCGGCGGCTTTTTCCTCGGCGGCTTTCTGCTGTGCGGCGGTTCGTGCCGCTTTTTCCTCGGCTTGCGCCTTGACGTACTCGTTGGGGTCGTGCAATACGGTAATCGTGTAACCCTGTTTTTTCAGTGCGTCCAAAATGCCGTTTTCAAAGGACTTTTTGCCGAATTTTTGGATACGGGGAACGGATAAGCGTTTGCCCGTTTCGCTGTCAAACTTGCGCACCTCAATAATGCAATGATACAAATGTTGTTCGTTGCTCGGTACAATGTAATTTTCGGGGGTGACGTCGGTAATTGCGACGTCCTTTGTTTTACCCTCGGTTGCTGTCTTTACGTGCATACTCGTTAAATTTACTTGTTATTACTGAAATCTTTTGGTCGAATGGTATTTGCGTTCCAAATTCCAAAATGTTTGTATTCTCCCGTTCAAACCTGCGGACAAAGTTAGCGAAATTCAACTTTATACGCAATTCATTCTCCGGGATTAAGTTACGCCCGTACAAATCCAATACCTCGTTCCGGGTCAAATGGCGGTACGGCTCCAATTCTGCCAATATCAACATACGTTGCAATTGGGTTGGGTTGTTCCGGTACTCCGTTTCGATAATCTGATTTTGTAGGGCGTCCAATTCTGCCTCACTTGCGCCGCTTTCCTTTGCCGACTTGTAACGGTTCCGCAACTCGCTTGCGTCGTACAAATAGAACTCCGTGCCGTAATTGACTTTTGCAGATACGAACATATTGCCGTATCGCAATCGGCAAACCGTTTCATCGACGAACTGTTGTGCGGCTTCAAAGCCTTTTTTCACTCGGTTTAATACCGTGCTTTGGCTCTCAAATGCGGCTTTAACCTGTTGTTCGTTGAATGCCTCCCGTTGGGTTACTTCCTCGTTTTGTCCGACGACGGCGGTAATAATGTTTTCCCGCAATCGCTTTTCTTCCTCAACGTTATAATCCAAACTTGTACGGTCAACGGTCAACATTTGTACCGGGTTCCGCAAATCGGGTTGTTTGTCCCCGTCCGGTATCGGTATTTCAACAAAGGAACCCGCCCCGGTAATCCGTTTGTCGCCGCACTTGGGGCAACGCATCAATAACCCGGCTTGGTCTAACCTGTAATACCCTTGTTTGTCTTTCAAAAATCCACCGTCGCAATAATCGCCGTTTTCGGCGTTTGTAAAATCGCACGATTGTTCGTAACCGGAATATATCGGGTACGCCCCGTACATATCCAAATGCCGCTTCGATATATGGAAAAACAAAAACCAATCCAACGCCTCCAATTCTTTTGTTAGCGGGGATTGTTTAACGTCCGGTTCTCGCAAATTCATTGGCTCATCCCAAAAGAAACGGGCGGGGCAATAGCGCAAATCGTGTGGGTTATCAACCAATAATTCGCCTATGTTGCCGCCGTCGTCCTCTGCAAATACTCTGTATCGTTCATCGTCAATAACTGCAATACGTTTATCGGGTTGGCGGAAAATTATCCAATCCATAACCCCGGTTGTCCGGTTTGCCTCAAAGGTTATGACGCTTTCGATAGGTAGCCAATAAAAATACGGGGTCGGGTATCGGTCGGCGGGGTTTTGCTCGGCGGGCAAATCAACTATTAAGACGCTGTTTATTTCCGTCTTGAAAAACTCCCAACCTTTCGTACTCCAAATTTCCGGCTCCTTTAATACATCTTGGCGGTAATACTCCCAATCGTCCCGTTGTTCCGTGTTTTGAAATTGATAGTTGAACGCCGGGTTACGACCGTCGAAAATACGGCTTAACTTATCAAAACAAATGCCCGTTACCTCGTTGGTACGAACGGGGTAACGGAACAATGTTTTGAAGATTTTGAATTTATCGTGCGGGATAAGATTTTGAACCCATGCCAAAAAATCGGTCGTGGGTAAACACATTAAGGGCGTTACGTTGGTTTGGGCGTGAAATTTAATGCGGTTTTGGTGTATGACCGCTTTATTTATCGTCGCCTTTTTCCTCGGTTCCGTTATTTCCTTTCTTATGCGTTTTATATCTAATCCCATTTTCTTTGCTAAATTCAAAAGGTGTTTTTTCGGGCAACTGCCAACCGCCATTGTTAGGCATCCGCAACAGGCGTTCGGCGTGGTTAATCTCAAATTCTTCGGTCGTGTTAAGGGTCGGACACTCCAACACGACCTTTGTAACTTTCGCCGTCATTACTTTCATGCGGGTTTCAAATCCGTAAGCGGGTTAAACGCCGGGGCAACAATCGCCAAATCGTCCGACCAATTCGGCAAAAACGACCATTGTATTGCGTTGCTGTCCGGGGCTTCCAATCCGCCCAACGTCTTATCGCCGATAAACAACGAACGTATCGGTATCGGGTAATATGTACCGTCTTTACTCCCCTTGATTGCGCCGATTGTGCCGTTTTCGTCGAAAATGAAGATACCCAAATTGTCGCCCCAACTTTCGCATTGCATTTCCTTTAATGCCTTGATAACCTCCTGCGGGGCTTTGCGGATAACTCCGGTAAACGGGGTTGGTTCACGTCCAATAATCTCTTCGACGCCTCCTAACGTTTCGTTACCGCCTCCAAAGGTGCGGGCGGCTCCCGCCTCGGCGGTCGGGGCTTGGATATACGGCGAAACAACTATTTTCGTGCTATCCGCCGCCGATAACAGGGACGTCCATGACGCTAACGCCGTAATCGCTTCTTCACTCGTAAAACTGTTTTTGCTTCCGTCGTCTTTCATAAGACGTTGAAAAGCCACTTTCTGAACCTGTCCGAAACTTTCCGAACACGTAATTGCGGGTACATCGGGCAACGCCGCCCCCGCCGGACATTTACAAATCATACTTCTTTGTTTTTAACGTTAAAAATATTGTTACTTTCTCCGGGGCTGTCCCTTTGCCCCCTTGTTTCGTTTACAAAGTTATAAAGTTTTTCCCGGATAATCTTGCATATCTCAAAAATATTGCTAATTGCGTCGTCTTACGCCTCGGTTTGCGTGTGCGTATGGCTGTATATTGCCGTCCGCAATCTCCTTTTCATATATCCCGGTCAATCCGTCCTCCGGGTCGTCGTGCGTGTTGGCTCCGAAATTGCGCAAAAATCCGGTTACATGGTCGTAAATGGCTTTGTACCGGGTTTCCCAACCAAACGGCATAATTATATGTTGATTAACCATTGCGGACGCTGTTATTATCCGGCTTTCTTTATTACCCCCTTGATAAAACGGGTCTGTAATCGCCCGGACTTTCTTTTTAATAACCTTTTCAAAGCCCGCACCCCCGTTGTTACTCTCAACCCATGCTTTTTGCGTGCCGTTGCGGTTTATCATCGCCGGAACGGTTACGGTTGTTACGTCCGTGTTTTCGTCCGTCATTTCCATATCGGTAATTAGGGCGAATAATAACGGCTCCATCCGCTTTGTCTTTTCATTGAAAACCATGTTGTCGGATTTATAGACGTCATACGTTGCACCAAACAAAAGGTCGTCGCCCTCATCGGCAACGTCAATGTATGCGCCGGAACGTATGTACGTGCCGTAATCGGATTTTTCAACCCACGTTTTGAACGGCTGATATAATCGACCCTCGGCGGAACCGGGGTTGCCTTGATAGAGGCATTGAAATTGTACCGGGTCTAATGCTTTTTGCGCTTCCAACTTCATACGGTTGTGCCGTCCCTCCCATAATGCAGCCCCAACCGGGCGGGGGTCTATCTCGGTCGGTTCCCCGGTTTTCAACGCCTCAAAGTTTATACGTACCCACGCGCCCGGCGGTATGTTTTCCAAATCCGCCCAACGGGTTACATCAATGATTATTTCCCCGCTCTTTTCAATGCGTCCTATCAAATCGTCGTCGTGCCAACGGGTAAATACTATAAGTTCTTGGCTATCGTTGTGCAAACGGGTACGAACAACGGTTGTGTACCATTTCCACGCCGCCGCCCGTACTATCGGGCTGTTACCCTCGGCATAATCTTTGTAAACGTCGTCCAAAATAGATACATCAACCGTTTTTGACGTCAACGAACCGCCACGACCGACAACACGCAACGAACCCTTATGCCCAACCATTTCTATGACGTCAGAATTTCGTAAATACGTATTAGCCATTGTTACGACGTTGGAACCGTTCAAATACGTTTCCGGGAACAAATCACGGTAATTTGCTGTATCAATTATTCTTTGGACGTCACGGTTAAAATCTCTCGCAATGGTTGCCGCATACGACCCGATACAAATCTTTTTGTCCGGGTCTAATCCCAACATGAAAGCGGGTAACTTTCGGCTTGAACCCTCGCTTTTCCCATGTTGGGGCGGCATTTGCACAATCATTTTTCGTATTTTGCCATGTGCAAACATATCCAACAACGTATAATATACGACGTGAAACGGTTCCAAAGCCAAATCCGGTTGCATGTACCGGGCAAAGTTTATCAGCCTATTACGTGACGCCGCTTTTACTATTTCGCCGGGGTTGTTTTTCAATGCTGCATACATTTTAAGCAATTGTTCTTTATCCATTTTGTTTAATTCTTAAAAATAGACCACATGTTTTTGTATTTTCCCCGTGTTTTTTCTGACGCAAAAACCGGAAATCTAAAAAACCGACCAATTTATTGTTTTTTTTTCCATTTGTCGCACGCTTTTTCCGAACGTATCATGCTGCGATTTTGAACAAACGGGCATTTTAAAGAAATTGGCTTTCCGTCCATATCCAAATTTGAATGTTTAAAATAAAATTCGCCCCAACCACATTCGCCGCACGTGTGTACGGGTTTCGGTTCATCCTTTTTCTTGATATTATTCTTTGTTGTCCGTGCCATCGTCAATTACTCCTTTTTCCGCTAATTGTTTTTTATATTCTGCTGTTTGCAATTTATCGGCGACCGCAAACAATAGGTCGTCCGGGATTGCTGATACATCATATTTCGGTGCATCGCCGTTTATGCTTTCTTTTATTCCCGGAATCTCAATTTTAATTGGTGCATCAAATCCCAACATCTTTGCCCGGCGTTGTTGAATGCTCAACAACAAATCCAAAAACCGGGGATTGCCAGCCGACGTTTCAACGGTCGTTTCGTCATACCCGTAATATTCCGGGTCGCCGTCGGTCGCATCCGTTTTGATAGGACGCCCACGGTTGGTTTTCTCTTTGGTGCGCTGCTTTCCGGTTTTGGATACCTCCCACGCCTCCCACGCTTGTTGCTCCATTTTATCCAACTTTCGCAATTCCTGTGTAACATATTCGTCGATTGTTTCCAACCGTTCCCGCTTCCATTCGATAAGGCATTGTTGCAAATCGTAATAGACCATTTGAAACGAAATTGTATAACCAACGCCACGGGCGGACAAATCCCGGTTCAATGCGTCGGCAATTTCTCGATACGAATAACCACGCAAAAACAAGTCGGCGCAAAACCGTACATCGTAAATCCTTTGTTCCTCGGAACGTTTGTTGTATCCGGGGGGCTTTCGCCCTTTGTTCAATTTTTTCATCGTCTAATCTCTTTTAATGTCAAACAGGGTTCAAAATCTGCCTTTTACGCCTTTTCGTCCTTTGGCTTGGTTCCTTATCGGCTCCTTTGCCTTTGTTCTTTCGTTCCGGGCTTTATCCTTTCCCCTGTTTACCTCCTTAAAACGTTGCTTACCCTTTTGCAAGTTATTTGCACGGAATTTCCATTTTAAGAGGCTTTATTGTCTTAACCAATACTTTCTATATCTCGGCGGTTATCTTTTAACCACGGGGCAAATTTACGGCTTTTTCGCCGCATTGCCAGCCGTTTGTTCTCTCTCACATATAAACGGCAAAACCCCGGCTTTGTTTCCGGGGCTGATTGCCTAATTGCTTATGCCTATTTCGTACCTACCATTTGAGCAACGAAAATAATGTTGCGTTCCACGGGGGTTGCTGTATTCCGTTCCCCCTTTCATTTCTTTTATTGCCAAACATACCGGGGCGGGCTTTCCATTTACCGGAAATTCCGGGTTAAAATATCGACACGTTCCGCATATCTTTTCGGGGCGTCGATTATCCGGGGCGCATTCGGTCGGCATATTCGGAATTATATCCGGGCAATTATTTTTTGCTTTCATGCTTTTGCGCTTTGATAGTTACCCATTAACCCGGATATTATCCGGTCGGCGGTTGTGTGTCGCCATATTCCTAATCTTTCATCCCAAATAAAGCAAATATTGGGATTAGCAAACATCATACATGGGTTTTTGCAATTATCTTTCATTGTTGCGCCCTCCTTTTCGGTTCTTTCGTTGGTTCTTTGCCCGGCGTTTATCCCGTGGGTTCCTTTTCGGCATTTCGACCCGGTGTATTTCTACTTTGGAACCGGGGAACATCTTGCCGAAAAATTCCGCCATTGCTCGCACCTCCTTTGGGACGTCGAACGCCTCCGGCTTCTTATGCTCCGGGCAAATCCCCCGAACCGGGCAATTGTCGCAATCCTCATTCCGCACAACCTCGCCCGGCTTATCGGCTTCTTTGAACCCGTGCCAATTGTCCCTCCGTGCGGACGCTTCGGCGAAATTCTCCATTGCTTCAACTGCTACTTCCGCCAATATGTAATCCGGGGTATCGTTAAAATGCGCCTCCAAAGAATTACGGTTGATAACCTCGGCAATCTCTTTCAAAAATTTTTCTCTTTTGTTCATCGCTTTATTGATTTTTAGGTTTGTACTCTTGGCACGGCATAACGCCGCACGATTGTTCGCATTTGAACGCCTCGCAATAACCGTTCCCGTTGACATCCTCGTTTGTAAAGTTGGCGCAATTCCCGCATCCCTTATCGCCGGGTTCTTTCGGTACGCTTACGCCTTTCGGCTCAAACTCCCGGTTAAACTCTCTTTCCGGGCGGGTTGTCAATCGTCCGTCCGGTTCCCGGACAATGTAGTACGTTTCCGGGGCGTCAATGAAAATGCCGTTGCCGTCCGGGAACGAATAAACCGCCCGCCCGTTTGGGGTTCTCGGTATCGTCATGGTTCCGCCTCCGGTAAATCTCAACAGGTCGTCCAAATTGTCCCGGCGTACCTGTATTGCGTCAACTTCTAACAACGTGCGGCAATATCGGGTTCCCGCCGTGGCGTCCGGCTCAACTAACCGGGTGCGGATTTGTTCCGGGTATTCCGTCGGGTCGTACTCGACGTTGAAAACAACGGCGGCGTCTAACGTGTGGGTAACTAACAAGCGTTTCCCCAATCGTCCGGCGACTACCTGTTTTAGTGCTTCAATTGCGTTTCCCTGTATCTCGGTTGTGTCAACCGTGATTTCGTAACGGTCGGGTTTTTCCTCGACCTCCGGTTGGCTTTTGGCAATATCGCCAATCATAACCAAC